ACTCACAGCTTTCTCTGTAATAGCTGCATCTTCTTGTTTGGCTGTTATAGAGTTTTTAAGTTTAACAACACCTGGCTTGGCTTCAGTCGCAAGTATTGTTTTATCGATTTGCCCAGCCGTTGGAGTGTTTACGTTTTTGGCTTTTATGATGACTACTACGGCCATATTGTACGGTCTTGTTTCATTTGCGGTTCTTGGCTCGCCGTTTACGCCGTCTGATTTTGGCTCTGCAATAGATGATATATTATCCCTAGTGCCAGGTTTATTTGATGTATTGCCTGTAAAATTATAAGTCCAACCAACTTCTGTTGTACTATCTTTCCATTTGTGAAAGTGTCCTTGAAATGCATCTTGTTGAGCTGTGCCAAGTGCAGCCGCATTGCCACCAATGCCACGCATAAACTTGCCATCGGCGAAATTTGGTAAGTTAAAATTTTGCCCACTGCCACCATATGTGTATCCTATCACATCAAATAACTCAGTGTATTCTGCTTTTTTTAGACTTCTGCCATCTGCTATCATAAAGCCAGCAGGGATAGTCTTTTGGCTTGGGTAGCTTAGATACGCGCCTATTGGCAAGCCGTCCGTTAGCTCAGTTTTTAGAGCAAACTTATCATCGCTTTCGCGTTTGGTATACGCATCGATCTTGTCTGTCTTTTTTAAAAATTGATTTTCGCTCCATTTTCTAGTAGCAAGCACTATGTTGTTATCAACTTTTAAAATGATGCTCTCGTTTGCGTTTGAAATTTGGAGCTTAAAATTTAGCGTTATATCTTTGCTTGACCCCTCATTTAAAAGCGGCTTATAAGTATCCGCTAACCTTGCAACTGCAAAGAGTGAGCCATCATCACAGTATATGCCAGCCGTTTTTATATAAAATCCGCCAACTTCAGGCGGTATTACCACATCAACATCAAGAATGTTGCTGTCACTCTCGTCTATCGTTATGGCATTTATAGCACCTCTATATTTCTCATTTGGTATTGATGTCGTCTGCTCGCTTAGCTCTCCATCGTAATCGCTTACTACGATCTCTTTTAGCGCTATCTTTGATCCATCGCTAGCGGTTTTTAGTAGCTTATTTATGCCGCTATTGGTTAAAAGTGTGTATTGTTTCATTTATCATCCTTTTATCTTTGCAAAAATTTGTTTTGTGCTGATTGGTATGCTTATGATCTCGTTTATCTGCGTAGTAGCGCCAAATTTAAAATGTGCGTGTTCGTTTATGTTTGATACTACGTAAGGATATACGCTGACATTTTCACCACTTATTGCGTAAGAGTAGGCTTTTAAATTTATGCTAGCAGTCGCTTTTATACTTGCTCCATCATATACACTACGCACGTTTTTATATGTTTTGATTAGCTTATCGGTCTTTGCTACTTGCTCTTTGCTTAGCCCTTTGCTTGCATCCAAAATAAGCTTAAAATGATAAGGCTCTCCGCCATATTCGATCCACTGCTTTGTGCTTGCACCGCTATAATATGCCTTTAGTCCAGTTTCTAAACTATCGCTTGTCCCCTCAAAAAAGTAGGTTTTTAGCGGTGCTTTTAGCAGCTCTTTTGTCTCCTCTATACTTAGGCTTTTGGGCTCGGTATCAAATTGATGCGCTAAATAAGCCCTATTTAGCTCGGTTTGGTTATAAAAAAAACGTTCGTCAAAGGCTAAATACTCATCCATTTTTGGCGCAAAGACTTCATCAACCCTAAAAAGTACATCGTTATAGGCTCTTAAATCAAGCATGATTAGCCTTATTTATTTGAAGTGAATTTAAAATAATGATGCTATCTCGGTTAGCTGCCGGGATTGGCGTTTTTACCTCAACGGATGACGTATTTTCATCAAAAGCCACTTCAATGATCTGAGAGATGTGTGGCGTCTCATTGATCTTTAGCGTGCTAAAAAACTCTTTTATCCTTAAGTCTGCATTTGCCAAAATTTCATTAAACATAAAATTCTGCTTTGGCGCGATCTCGATAATTAGATCAAGACTAACTTTATTTGCCTCTTTTATGCGTACATCATCGGTTAGTGGGATTTTGTCCTTTAGCGCCTCTTTGATCTTTTCTTTAGCGATTTGCTCGCTAAATTTGGATAAATAGACTACTTGCACGACGCCAGCACTTAGCTGATATACATTTGCTTTGCTTATGCCCTCGACGCTTAAAACGTGAAAAAGATAGGCTTTTTCGCTGCCAGCCGTGCTAAAGCGATGAAGTGCTAACAAAAATCTATCCCTCAACTCATCATCGCTCTCACGTGCCTTAAAGCCACTAAAAGGCTCTTTTATGTTTATCTCGGTTATATAGATGTTTGGTATTTCAAGTGTTGTGGTTTCGTAAGGCTCTTTAAAATAGTCTGCTGCTTCAATCTCAACTATCGCCGTATCACTTACGTATATATCTTTTAGCAGATATGCAAAATGCCCTTTGGTGTCTGTGAATTTAGTGCCTTTGCTGAGAAAGGTTGAGCTATTTACTTTTATCTCAACCTTTGCGATCGGCTTTATCTCTTCATTTCGCTTTATGCCGATTAGTTTTACAAGCTCATCGAGATACTCACCTTTGCTAAAAAGTAGGTAATTTTGAGAAATTTTGACGTTTGTAAGCTCGATAAAGTTGTTAAGCTTAAATAAAAATATATCAATAAGCGTCATATAATCATCCCCTATTAGTGGGATATAGTCTAGTTTTCCGCTCTTTGTTTTAAACTCGCTTATGATAGCTTCTCGCTCTTTGTCTATATCGAGTGGCTTTATAAAATTTGGCACTTTCATATATTTAGCCTTAAAAATTTAGCTTCTTTGTCTTGTGTGTATGATATTTCGCAGATGATCAAGCCGTTATCATCCTCAAAGCTTATGCTGTCAGTTTGAATGCGTGGCTCGTGCTTTTTGATCTGCTCGGTTATATCCTCTTTTAGCGCCAGCAGGTTATAAAGATCGGCGCTTTTGTCTATATGCCTATCAAGTCCAAAAAGAGGGCGTAAGGTCTTTGTATATTTGTTTGTGATAAAAATACGCCTTAAATTTTCCTCTACTTCGATTTGGTGCATTTTTGCCCTTTTTTTGCTTTGATTGTATAAAATGGCATAGACAAAAATTTACAAGGGGGTTAAATGAAATTTGTTTATATGTTTTTGCTTTTTATATCTATTTTATTCGCCGACCAAATAAAAATAATTAAATTTTATGATGGCGATACTATCACCGCATTAACGAGCCAAAAAGAAAAGATTAAAATTCGTCTTTATGGCATTGATGCGCCAGAGCTAAAGCAGCCATTTGGCAAAGCCTCAAAACGCCACCTAATCGATCTAATTTCAAATAAATCATTGAATATCAACGAAAAAGGTAAAGACAGATATGGGCGCACTTTGGCTGTTTTATACAATGGCAATCAAGACATAAACGCTCAAATGGTTATCGATGGCTATGCGTGGGCGTATGATAAATTTTCAAAAGATTATATTGCCTTTCAGCAAAACGCGCAGTTGCTTAAAAAAGGGCTTTGGATCGATAAAGATGTAGTTCGCCCCTCTGATTTTAGAAAGCTCAAAAAATCATCTAGGTAGTGATTTGCCGCCATCGGTGTCGTTGTGGCTGTGACCAGTTAGATCGCCCCTTGCGTCGGTTATGTTGCCAGTCGTGGTTAGATTGCCTTTTATCCTTAAATTTCCATTGATACTAAACTCACCACTTCCGCCGCCGTCTCCTGATGTGGTGATTGCGCCTTGTATGTTTGTGTTGCCTAAAATTTGCACGCTAGGACTTTTTATAGTGGTTTTTTGCGCGGTTAAATTTGCGTTTTTGCAAGTTATGTTTATGTCGTTTTGCACCACTATATTTATCACTTTTGGATTTGTGATTTCAAGCGTTGAGCTTGATGTGTCGTAGCTTATTATCGTGCCGTCCTCGTACTGGCTTACTTCTTTTGTTGTGCTTGCGCCGCTTGGTGTGCTAAAGTCTGAATTTAAAAAGCTGCCTATCGCGATCTTTGCTCCGCCAAAATCAACTAGCATAACTTGCTCGCCAACTCGTGGCGGCGTAAAGCTTCTTTTGTATGAATTTGCAAATTGCAAGTAAGGTATAAAAGGTGTTATGGTGTCTAAATAATCAACCCTTACAAGCTCGTTTTTAACCTCGCAGATTTTTCCTAAAAATAGCTCTCTCATGCTTCCCAAAGCTCGCTTTTATAATAAATTTTTAGCGCGATCGTGCTTAGAATATACTCGTCATCGTATAGCTCAAAGCTCTCACGATTTAGGCTTGTTTGCTCTATCTTTAGAAATTTGCTTTTATACCCTTTTAGCGCATTCAAAACGGCTTTTATTATATCGTTTGATGCGCTATATTTCGCAGTTATCATTCGCACCTCAACGCTTAGAGCGTGCGAGATGCTGACAAAGGCATCGTTTTCGATAGTGTCGTCGGTGTCTTTTATGATTATTATGGGTAGGTCTTTGCGCTCAAAAGCTGGGGTTAAAAAAAGCTCCACATTTTCGCAAAGTGGCTTAAGCAGGGTAAAAAGATCGTTAATGATTGTTTCTCTTTGCATGTTATGCCTCTTTTAGATATAGCCGTTTTGTTACTTGGTTTTCAAGTTCGATTTTGGTGATGATATAACCTTGCTCGTTTATCATCACCTCATCTTTTACTCTTAGCTTTATGCCGTCATCATCGTTGATTAGTGCTGTTGTTTGCGTTGCAACTGCGCCATCATCAAAGATCACTTTTGTGTATTTGTTGAAGTGACAATTAAGCGCTATATCGTCTTTTGTCAAAGTGGCGTTTGTCTTTGCAAAAAGGCTCTTTACGTCTCTTTTTACCATCTGCATATTAAGCATTTTAACCCTCGATGCCGTCTAAATCAACGCCTAAATCATCATCGCTTTCGTCTGCTTGTTTTTTGCCTTGTTTCTCTTGTTTTTTGGCTTGTTTTTCTTGCTCTTTTACGTTTGTGCCTCTTTGATTTTTAGTCTCTTTTGGCTTTTCACTGCCCGCTACTGGCTCGATGCACTTAATATCAATGAGCCTTTTTATAAAAAGCTCATCCGTGCCATCTGCGAATTCTATCTCATCGCCATTTTTATAGTTTTCTGTCGATATTCTCGTGTCGTAAAGAATTTTATATTTCATTTTTTATCCTTTTTATTAAATTTAGACTGCTAAAGCCCTATTTTTCCAGCCATTAGCATAAACTTTAAATTTTGGTTTTTGGCTGACTAAATTTGTATAGTATGCGATCTCGCAACTATCAAAATCGGTGTTAAATTTATCCTCATCGTATGCGTTTAGTGCCTTTAATGTTTGAGCGCCCATAACTCCATCAACTGTCACATTTAAAAGCCTTTGCAAAACTCTAACGGCTGGCTTAGTATCCACATTTACGCCAAAAATAAATACCTCGCTAGCTTTTAAGTCGCTTTCTACCTCATCAAGCCGCATCTTATCCCAAAACTCTCGTTTATAAAACTCATAGACTAAAGCCACAAGATCGCTGTTGTTATAGAGTATAACGCTAGCTTCTTTCAAGGTTTTGCCCTTTAGCACTTGTTTTACAAGCTCCCACCCCTTAAAATCAGGATGGGCACACTCATAAATTCCGAAAAATGTTAATCCGTTTTCGGTTTCATTCTTATGCAATGTAAGGCTTGGGCTGTTAAATTCAAGTCTCATTAAAAATTGCATAGACTTAGTGAAATTTGACATTTTTATGCGCTTGTCTTTGAAATTACAAATGATTTTTCACGTGCAAGTTTGGCATCTACGTCTAAATATAGCTCTAGGATAATATCGCCGCCTCTTTCATTGTGAGTAAGTAGCTCAATACCCTTAAATGAGCCGATAAAGATGTCTTTAAAATCGCCAAATACTACATCACCGCTTTTAATAAGCTGTGTTGTAAAGTATGGATAACCTTGTAGGTTTCCTAACTCCTCGATTAGCATCTTTTCATTTGATACGCCGCGCGCTGTTGCTTTTAGCTTGCTTACATCGCTATTTTTTAGCGCAAATTTAGCGTTTGCAATATTGCCGTTGTTATTTTCTAGTGTGTCGCCGAAACTTAAAGTCTTTTCTAACGTCGGAGCAGTCATATATCCTGCGATGCTTGGTACTCCGCTTATTTCAAAAATGCCTTTAATTACGCCTTTGCCGTAAAGGATTACTTCTTCAAGTTTTTTACGTATTGCAAATTTCATCGCTTTGTATGCAAAGCTCTCTAGTCCAAAGGCTGACATATTCATCATCGTTCTTGTGATCCTAATAGTTGCGAGCAACGTATGAGGCTCAAGAATGATCTTGTCAAACGATAAGTTTTCGCTATCTCTGCTTTGTCCTTCTTCTACAAAAT